TAACTAAATGATCTCTGTTGCTCTCTTATTTTTTTAGTAAGTTCAACTTGTTTTTTAAATGCTTCTTCTGATGCTTTAGATACCCTAGCAATTTCAGCATCAATTTTTGCTGAATTTGTATTTGTTCTTGCTCTTTCAATTTCTGCTATTGTTCTTTGTAAATCACGATCCATTGCAATTTTAATTTTTTCAATCTGTCTTTCCAATGGATTCATATTTAATTTGTCAAATTCAAATTGTGCTTCTCTAGTCCCGTAGCCTAAATCAGCAATGAAACTGTCTGCTTTGCTTTTTGCTCTATTAAATTCTGTATCTACTTTCTGTAATTCTTCATTAACTTTTTCAAGTGCTATTGCATATTGTGCTGTTGTAATTGTGCCTTTGGCTAATTCTTCTTCTAATCTTTGTAAGGCTTTTTTACCATTTTCAGTTTTATCTTCTGCTGTGCGGACTTCTTCCATCAAGTCCTTCCAATATTCAGTAAAAGTGGTAATGCCGTCTGATTTTTCTATTTCACGGTTTAGATCTTTGATATACAGTTGCATATCTTCAATACCATTACTAATTTCTATATATTTGTCTGATACTTTGCCTAAACTATCTTTATCTAAACCTTGTTCTGCTAATAATTTTTGTGCTTTTTGTAGACCTTCTAATGTTTCTTGTGCTTTTTTAAGTTTATCACGGTATTGGTCTAAGGGTGTGCCTAATTTTTCAAATGTTTTTGACCCTTCTAATTCTTTATACGCCGCAACAAATTTATCTAATCCTGAATCTTTAAAAAGTTTAGCAATTAGTTCGTTGTGTTTTTTATATTCTTCAGAAATTTTAGCCGCGTCATCTGCCTGCTTTTTCTGAACTACTTCAATTTTCTTTAATTGTTCTAATGTTCTTAGTGCTTCTTCTCGTGCATTTTTAAATTCACCACTTAGCACACCTTTAATAGTATCAATTGGACTTAGTAGAAAATCCAATGGACCCATATCTAACAGTTCTAGATATCTTTTATTAACTTCAGTTAATGCATCTGTTACACTAATAGTCTTTTTTTCAGCCTTGTCAAGGATTTCTGTTAAAGGCAAGTCACGAATTGTTTCATTACCAGCAAATTGATTAAATGCTATTGTTAATTCTTTAATAAGAGTATTATAGGCTGAAGTAACTCCAGTCAATTCACCTAATTTTGCCAATGCCTGTGTAAAGGCATCACTTAACTGTGTTTCCAATTGATCAATTGTTGGTAGCATCTGACTAAATGCACCAGCCAACAGTTTAGAATTTTCAAACATTTCAAACATCACTTGAGCAGATAATTTACCTTCTCGTGACATTTTTCTAAGTTCACCAACTCCTAATCCACTTTCTCTTGCCATAATAGCAAGTGCTGGACCTAAGCCTTCTACAATACTACGGAATTCATCACCACGAACTTCTCCTGAAGCCATGGCTTGTCCAAACTGTCTAATAACTGAACTGGCTGTGTTGCCATCAGCACCAGCAACCTGAAGTGCTTTTGAAAGTTTTGAAGTTACTTCAATAACTCTTTCTTCTGCTACCCCTAATTGTTCTGTTGAAACTCTTAATTTTGAAAATAAATCAACAGTATCACCAAAACTAGTTCTGGTATCAACTGCTGTTTGTCTTAGAACAGAAGTAAGTCTTTCTAAATCTGCTGTATCTTTGGTAACTAATCGTAATCTGTTACTATAGGTCTGAAGTTCGCTGGTAGCATTGATAATTTGCTTACCAAAATCAGCAATTTGTTTAGTACCAAATGCCGCAACGGCTGTTTTGATACCTGCTGACAGTAAGTTAATATTACTTACTGCTTTGGTGGTATCTACGGTTACCGTATATTTCATATCAGCCATTGTCTTAGTTCCTTAAAATACTATCTAGTTGTCTCTTTATGTAGTCAACTGTAGGTTTTGTCATACCTTCAGGAGCCTGTTTACTTCTACCTTTATCTAATGGTTGTGCATAAGAATAATTTGCATCAATCTTATTGCCTTTTAATACTGTTTTGCTTTTGGCATTGCCTGAACGCTTAGGGGTTGCGTCTTTAAACACCCCATAAGCATCCTTAGGTAATTTTTCTAACCGTTTGGCTCTTTTCTTTATGTCTGGAGTCATTCTGTCAGATACTAATTTTAATTTCATTGTTTGCCTGTTGCCTTAACATTATCAACCATTTTTTTCAGTTCATCCTGATTATAATCAGGAGTTGGTGGGGGTAACCCTTTTTGTTTTGCTTCTGCTTTCTTGTGCATAAATGTTTCATATCTAGCACCTAAATCAGCAATTAACATATCTATACTATCACCTTCTCTTAGTAGGTAACTTGGTAACACTCCATATCTTTTGGCTACCCATTCTACAGTAGCAATCATTTCAAATCCTAATTCGCCTGGGCGGATGGGGATTTGTCCATTGACTTTCCCAATTCTTCAATAACCTTAACTACCGCTTTCATCATTAAATCTGTTGGTAGTGTTGTGTTATCCTGAACAATGTGTTTGCCATTTTCATCTAAGATAAGTTCTTTAACAATGGTTGCGGCTGTGGCAAAATCATCACTAGTAATGGTTGTCATTTTAATAAATGTTTCAATATTCTGACGATCGTATATCCAAAAGGATACTGGTTCACCGTATTTTGCAACAGTGTCTTTATCATCAATTTTGATTTCTATTAGTTTGGGTTTTGCGGCTAATTCTGTAAGTTTCATTTAATCTTCCTCTCTGTTTAACAATTCATTTACGACTGCTATTAAAAATGACAGTCTACTTCTCGCCTTGGACAAGTCTTTTGAGGCACAATTTACTTCATTGGTTGTTTTGGCAATTTCTGCTAAAACACTTTGTAATAATTCTTTATTGTCCTTATTTTCTAAGACATCCATAAATCTCTCCTAATCGTATTTATAATAAAAAAACAGGGCCATTACAGCCCTGTTTATTTTGTATCAATTATGATACTGTGTATTCACCTGAAACGGTAAGTGTTGCTGGTGAAACCCAAACTGGTGCATCCGCACTGACTGTCGGAGCCAATCCTGTAACATAACCTGTACCACTAATGGTTTTTGTTCCAACATTGATCCAAAAAGTTACTGACGATTTTTCTGTACTTAGACCTAATAGGCCTAATTCAGCGGCACTGTCAGTTGTAGCAGTGCCATCACCAAAGAATGTAGTTTCATCAAGAACTAAGTTAGTACTGATAGAGTTTGTAGATGTTGTAGCAACTTGTAATTTTGCTGTTTCATCCAATTGGCTCCAAGTAAAAACATCGTTAGCATTGTTAATTGTCATGTCCTGTAATGCTGGGACAGTTAAATTACCACTAACTGATGTTGCTACAATCAGAGTAACCTCATTTGCTGTTCCTGGTCCTGGGTTTATATACGCCATGGTTTACTCCTTGTGTTAATTAATAATCAACTTAGTAAAGTTGAAATTAAACTCTGTTACCAAAACATCACCTTCAAAAGATGTTGCTACTGTTGTTGCTCTCTGACGCCACCCTGAGGTAGCGTCTTCAAGTCTAGCATCTTTTACAGTTGACACCATGGTATCATAGTCTGTTGGTATTGATTTTGCGTCTGTAGAAACATAGACTGCCACAGTGGTAGTTTCATTAACTATCCCCTGATCGTCAAATGTTTCAATTAAGGGTTCTTGGACTGTTTGTGGGCGATCCACATATAATTTTTTTAGATTTTTTAGATACAAGGGTTGCCCACTTGATGTCCATGGTAATTCACTTGATGCACTAAAATTAGTGAATGATTGTGAATTCAAATAATCTAAAACTGTGGTCCTCATCGCACTCTCCTAAGATTGACATAACCTGGTTGTTTCTCTGTAGATTCTATGGTATCATCACCATCAAAGTCATACCAGTCACCTGCAGAAATAAGTTCGTCAAACAATGAATTATATTTCTGCTGGTAGTGTCCTATCTTTTGACGCTCAGCATTGTTCTCATCACTAAAATCAGCAATCTTAGGCATAATGTAATAATACAATGAATGAAATACACATAAATCTGTGAAATCATTCTTTCTGCTTAAAATTTTAGCCGCATTCAATTCTGGAATGTCTGCTACGGTGTTGATTCTACTACCTGATTGTGTCAGATAGTATCCTCTCCACCAATTGGTTGAGCGTAACTGGGCAAGTATGCGTTCAGTGGATCTAAATAATAGATCCTCCACTACATCCATAGTCAAGCCTTCATTCGCCTCAAACAAACGCTGATCTCTATCCTCCACATCTTGATATTCTGCGAATGATAGTACCGTTGTTCCTGATGTTATGAAAGCCATTTTCCTAATCCCCTAATTATGCTACTAAATCAACATTCATAAGCACACCGTGTGATGCTTGTAATGTTGTAGCGCCTGCAACACCTGTTAACACAAGATCCGTAGCACGTGCCGCGGCCTGTCTTTGTTCTTCAACATTGATTCCGCCACGCATAGCATGTCCTAAAGCACTTGGTGAGAACACAGCACATGTAGCAACGCCTGTACCTGAAGCATAAGGAACTAATGCCGATTCAATTATACGGCAACCTGCTAGTTGTCCTACAAAGTAGTTAGAAAGAATACTATCTGCAACTGCACCTGATGCTGTGTAAGAATCAGTTGCTGTTAATGCTTTCTTAATTGCGTTAGCCGCTGTTGGGTGCAACACACAGTAGAAAGGACCTGTAATCTTGTTTGCTCTTAATGTAGCAACACGATCCATAA